TTATCGTTGGTGCATTACTTAATCACTTTCTAGGCTAATATTATGAATTTAAGACCGCATCAGGAATTAGCCAAAGACTTACTAAGGCAGTCATTTGCTAAAGGTAATAAGCGTATAATTCTTGGTGCGCCTTGTTCATTTGGTAAGACTATCACATCGGTATCTATCGCATTAGACGCAGTAGCTAAAGGTCGTAAGGTGATGTTTATTTGTGACCGAGTAAAGCTAGTAGAGCAATCTATCAGGGCGTTTGATAATGCAGGTGTAGAGATAGGTGTAATACAGGCTCAAAGTGACAGGGTAAATCCTAAAGCAAGAATACAAATAGCATCTATCCAGACGTTAGCAAGACGTATTAAATTTAGGATGCCAGAGTTTGACCTAGCTATAGTGGATGAATGTCAGACCCATTACAAAGCTACCCAAGCAATGATGGATAGATATTCTAATGTGCCTTTTATCGGATTGAGTGCTACGCCATTCTCTAAGGGTTTAGGTAAGGCTTATCAGGATTTAGTAGTGCCGATTACACCAGAGGAGCTGATGTCTCAAGGCTACTTAACTAAGGTGGATTATTACGCAGGTGCATCAGTGGATGTGAAATCTATCAAGAGCCGAGCAATGTCTACAGGTGGCACAGACTTTGACCCTAAATCACTAGGTAAAGCCACAGAAGATGATAACGTACTTACTGGGGATATAATTAAAAACTGGATGGCTCACGCTAAAAATAAGATGACCATAGCGTTTAGTCCTAGCATTAAGCACAGTAAGTATCTTGTAGGTGAGTTTAACAAGGTGGGAGTGTCAGCAGTCCATATAGATGGATACATGGATGAGGAAGAAAGGGAGATAATCTATAAAGCTCATGAGAATGGTGAGTTCCTGATACTGTCTTGCAGTATGCTTTTATCAGTGGGTTATGATAGCCCAAAGGTAGAATGTATGATTGATTGTTACCCTACTAAATCACTTATCTTATATGTGCAGAGAGCAGGTCGGATAATGAGAACAGCAGAGGGTAAAGATAGAGCTATTTATTTAGACCATGCTGGGAATATCCAGAGACATGAAATGTTCCCAGAGCAAGTAGTACCAGAAACTCTAGATGATGGTGAGAGTCGATACAATGAAAAGTCACTTACCAAAGAGAAGAAAGAATCCAAGCCTAAGGAATGCCCTAAGTGTCATTCAATCATGAGAGGTCTAAGATGTGTATGTGGTTATGAGTTCCCTATAAGCGAGGTGATAGAAACCACACCAGAGATGCTACAGAAGCTGGAAAAGTATAGTATGGATCAAAAGATGGAGTTCTACGCTGGCATGCTTAGAATAGGTCTAGATAAGAATTATAGTAAAGGCTGGGCTTACTACGCTTATAAGGATAAGTTTGGAGTCTACCCCAACAAGAGACCTGCACCTGCTACAATACCATGTGAGGAAGCAGTAAGGTTTGCTAAATATAAACAGATACGTTACGCTAAAGGTCGGAATAAGGTATAATATGCTAGATTATTTAGAAAGAGTACGTAAGTCTGGAGCTAATAGCTGGAGAGCGCCTTGCCCAGTTCACAACGGTAAGGATAGAAACCTAGCTATTGATTTAAAGCCAGATGGAACGTATGTAGCTTATTGCTTTGTGTGTGGTTGTAATCAGAACGATGTAGCTCAGACACTAAGAATACCGTTTGAGGTTATATACCCTGACTACAAAAAGCCTGATAGGAATGGCAAGCCAGTTTACCCTAGTAGTAAGTATCATGGTAAAGAGCAGATGGTATTTGACAGAAACATGATTGAAGTATACGAATCCGATACTGGTCAAAAAACGTACAGTGACTATAAGGTTTACAAAGAGTCTAAAACTAGGTTCGATACCTACAACAAAAACATGAGAGAGTGGATTGATGGGTAGAAAGCGTAAAGAATTAACAGAAGAACAGATAGCTAAGATACCAGTCTTGGCAGAGATTCTAACAATACAGCAACTGGCTGATTACTTTGGCATTCATCGCAATACATTTTACAATATAGCTGAAAGAGATGAGCGCATAAATGTACATTATAAAAAAGGTAAATCTAACGCCATAGTTGATGTAGGCGGTGGTTTACTGGCTAAAGCTAGAGAGGGTGACTTAGGCGCTCAGATATTCTTTTTAAAGACTCAGGCTGGATGGCGTGAGACTAACAAGGTAGAGATAGAGTCTACAGGTGGAAAGCCAACTAGAATAATATTAGAGCCAGCAGATGAAAGCCAGTCTACAGATACCGAGTAAGTTAATACCAGTATTCTCTGGTGATTGTCGTTACCGTGGTGCTTACGGTGGTCGTGGTTCAGCCAAGACTAGAACGTTTGCACTAATGACTGCGGTACGTGGCTATCAGGATGCCGAGCAAGGTAAGACAGGTGTTATTCTATGTGCTAGGGAACATCTAAACTCACTTGCTGATTCATCGATGGAAGAAATCAAACAAGCCATCAGAGAGGTTGAATGGCTTAATGACTACTATGAGATAGGTGAGAACTATATACGCTCTAAGAATGGACGTGTGAGCTATTCATTCGCAGGTCTGCGTAGAAACCTAGACTCAATCAAATCTAAGTCACGTATCTTACTATGCTGGATAGACGAAGCCGAGAATGTCAGTGAAGAAGCCTACAGAAAGCTCATACCCACAGTACGTGAAGATAACTCAGAGATATGGGTAACATGGAATCCAGAGTCCAAGCAATCAGCTACTCATAAACGCTTCAGAGAATCACCACCAGATGACGCTAAAATCGTAGAGATGAACTGGCGTGATAATCCTTACTTTCCCAAGGTACTAGATAACGAGCGTATTGCTGATGCTAAGAGTAGACCAGATACCTATTCACATATCTGGGAAGGTGACTTTTTAATCCATGTTGACGGTGCATACTATGGTCGTGAGATGCGTTCAATAGCAGAGCAGATAGTGTCAGTACCTTATGATAGAAATGCTAGTGTAATCACTGCATGGGATTTAGGTATAGATGATTCTACAGCGATATGGTTTGCCCAGTTTGTAGGTAGAGAGATAAGGATAATCGACCATTATGAAGCAAGTGGATATGATTTATCTCATTATGTATCAATTTTAACCAGTAAAGGTTATAATTATGAGCAACACATTCTACCTCATGATGTAAAAGTCAAAGAGCTAGGCACAGGTAAAAGCAGATTAGAAGTATTAGGCTCTATGGGTCTTACTAATATCAAGGTTTGTCCTATGGCTAGAGTAGAGGATGGCATACAACAAGTGCGAGCGATGATACCAAGATGCTGGTTTGATAAAGACAAGTGTGAGAATGGTATAGAGTCATTAAGACAGTATCGCAGAGAGTGGGATGATAAGAACAAAAGCTGGCGAGGTAATCCATTACATGACTGGACATCTCACAGTGCTGATGCATTTAGATACCTAGCAGTAGGATATACTCCTAACAATGGCTGGGGTCAACCGATTAGACGTAACATCAAGGGTGTAGCATGACGTACACAGAGTTAAAAGACATTATCGCAGATGAGCTAAACCGTCAGGATTTAACAAGCGTTATTCCTACGTTTATTCGTATGTGTGAAGCATCGCTAAACCGTGACCTGCGTCACTGGAAGATGGAGAAGCGAGCTAGTACTACGTTTAATGATCGTTATCACACGCTACCAACTGACTGGCTTGAGACTATGCGTATTCACCTAGATACTGGTGAACCATTGACCATGTTATCAGTTGACGAGATGCAGACCATTCGTCCTAAAGATGGTAAACCAACACACTATGCTCATGTAGCTGGTGAGATTGAGTTATACCCTACTCCAGATGATGACTATGCAGGTGAGATATTCTATCGTAGTAAGATATCAGGTTTAGAGACTGAGGAGAACTTTGTCTCTGATGACCATATTGATATCTACGTATACGGCTCATTGGTACACTCTGCACCATACTTACAAGATGACCAGCGTATCGCAGTCTGGTTATCGTTATATCAACAAGCACTTAATTCAGCCAACGCTCAGAGCCAACAAGCTAAATACTCTGGCACTGGTTTAAAAATGAAACTACGAGGTTAATATGTCTTTTACTAATTTTCTTGAGACAGAGATTTTAGATCACGTTTTCGCAGGTAACGCATACACTGCACCAGCTACTTTATATGTGGGTCTATACACAGCAACTCCTAGTGAGTCTGGTGGTGGTACTGAGCTATCTGGCAACGCTTATGCACGTAAGTCTTGTGCATTTAGTGTGTCTGGTAACACTGCAAGTAACTCAGCTAACGTAGAGTTTGATGCGGCTACAGGTAACTGGGGTACAGTAACTCATGCAGGTATCTTTGATGCGCTTACTGGTGGAAACTTACTAGCCTATGCTACGTTAACATCTAGCAAAACTGTAGAGACAGGTGATATCTTACGTTTCTCTGCTGACCAGTTGCAAGTTACCCTAGACTAATGAAATACGGTGACTTCATTTATGGATGGAGTCAGTATTCAACGGCTGACTTCACACAAGAGCTTGCTGTATCGCTAACAAGCGCACAGGCGAGCTTTACTGCGTCAGTCACAAAAGTCATACAAGCAACATTTACCACTTATCCTGACTCACAAGTGATAGGTGATGTAGTTCGTCTTAGATTAGCTCAGATTGACGTACAGCCATCATCTGGGTTTATTGCTACGGTATATAAGATAGAGTCGATATCTCTTGATGTAGGCGCATCTGGGAGCATTACAGCTACAGGTATTAAGATATTACTACCTGATTCTGATATATCAGCCAGCTCAAGTGTATCTGCTGATGGGGTTAGAATATTCTCACTAGGTCAGGAGTCACAAGCCACGTCTAGCTTTACTGGCTCGGCTAACTTCTTGAGTAATATCTATGCTACGATGGTGTCAGAATCAAGCACAAGTATATCAACTACAGTTAAGTATAGCGCTGGCATGGAGTCATCAGGTGACGCAAGTGTTAACTGGTCTATAGATTTACTGTATAATAAAGAAACAAAAGACAACGAAACTTATTCAACTATTGTTAAAGGGTCTGACTTATACACGGTTCAGACTAAGCAAAATGAGAACTACGAGGTTATATAATGGCAGACTCTAACACAACTAATTATTCACTCACTAAGCCAGAGGTAGGTGCTTCTGACGATACGTGGGGAACTAAACTCAATACTAACTTGGATACGATTGATACTGAGTTAAAGAATATCGAAGATACCAAGGTCGAAAAGTCAGGCGACACCATGACAGGTGACTTGTCTCTGGGCGATAATGTTTATGCTAAGTTCGGCACAGGTAATGACTTACAGATTTATCATGATGGCTCACATAGTTATATAAAAGATACAGGCACAGGTGATTTACGCATTAACGCTTCTAACTTGCGTATCATGAACGCTGACGCCACTAAGTATCATATGTACGCTGTAGATGGTAGTTATGTAAGGCTGTATCACGATGGTTCACAAAAACTAGGCACAACCTCCACAGGTGTTGAGGTCACTGGAGATGTAGCGCTAGGGGACAACGGCAAAGTAAAGCTAGGCGCAGGCGATGACTTGCAGATTTATCACACAGGCACAACAAGCGTAATTAATGATAACGGTACAGGTAACTTAGCGATAAACACTAATGGCTCAAACATCCAATTTACTAAAAGTTTTGCAGAGAATTTAGCAACTTTTAATGTTGATGGTGCTGTTAGTCTTTATTATGACAATGCTAAAAAGTTCGACACAACATCCACAGGCGTTGACGTTACAGGCACAGTTACTGCGGATGGTTTGACGGTTGATGGTTCTGGAAGTGCTAATTACTATCAGGCAGTAGATGGAACTAACAAATTCCGCATTTATACTGGCGGTGGTCAGGTTCAAATACGTGGTCTTGATAACGAAAATATGTTCATTAGGACTAATGATACTAACCGCTTACAAATAGCCAACAACGGAGACGTATCATTCTACGAAGACACTGGCACGACTGCGAAGATGGTGTGGGATGCTAGTGCTGAGAGTCTTGGGATTGGTACGAGTAGTCCCGACACTATGTTACATTTGTCACACCCCACAGGAAACTCGGTGCTACGCCTTGAGCGTGATGATACTGGAATAAGTGGCGGTGACCAATACGGAGCTATTGAGTTTGAAGGTCAAGATATTAGCTCGGGTGCTAGTGGTGTCAGAGCTTCAATTAGAGGAATAGCTCAAGCGTCATTAGGTCAAACAGCATTAACATTTTCTACAGCGACAAATGGTGCATCAGAAACAGAACGCATGCGCATAGACTCATCAGGCAACGTAGGGATTGGTACTTCAAACTTAGATGCTCACAAGTTTAGAGTTGTAGATGCTACTAACGCTTCCGCAAGTTTTAGAACCACAGACGGTACGGATAGGTGGATAGATATAGATGTAACATCTACAGGTACAAATACTATAGGCTCAGGTTCAAATCACGCACTTGCGTTTAAAACCAATGACACAGAACGAGCCAGAATAGACAGTTCGGGTAATCTGTTAGTTGGTAAAACTAGCGCAAATGTTGGATTAGACGGTTGTGAGTTCAGACCTGATGGTTTATTAGTTCTTTCTAATACTAATGATAAAGTTGGTTATTTGCGTCGCAATGGAACAGACGGTAGCATACTTGACTTTATCAAAGACGGCTCAACAGTTGGGTCGATTGGTACTAAGTCCGACCTAATGTACACAGGCACAGGCGATACAGGCGTTATATTTAGTTCTGTAGCGGATTCTATATATCCTTGGAACACTACAACCAACGCAAACAGAGATGCCTCTGTTAACTTAGGAACATCATCAGTACGCTTCAAAGACCTCTACCTATCTGGCGGTGTGTATCTTGGCGGGACTGGTAGTGCTAATAAGTTGGATGATTATGAGACTGGTACTTGGACTCCTGAGTATATTTTTTATGATAATTCAGCAGGTGCTTACGCAGACTTTCCATCTGTATCTTATAACATACAAGAAGGCTATTATACCAAAGTAGGGAATGTTGTTACGGCAGTGTTTAGTTTAAGAACCACTTCTTTAGATAAGGGCGTTGCATTAAATGCTGAAAATGTTTATGTTGACGGGCTTCCTTTCCCACCTACTGGACTAGGGGGAGCAGGAATATGCGACGCTCAGCAGAACTTTGTAGGTCATGCCCCTAGTTATTTAAGTGCTTCAACAACAGGGCAAATTTCCCTGCGTTATTTGAATGACGATGTAGGAACGTATTCTGCGCTTACTGTTGGTAATATTTCAACAGGTGCAAACGGAAATAGGATTTTAAACTGTACTTTAACTTACAGAACAACCGCTTAATACTCCTAGTGGATTCTAGGAACAGACAAAACAAGAGGAAATAAACATGAGTTTAGAAAAACAAGTAACACAAGATAAAATCGAAGTAGTCAACGTAGGCGACTGGTCAGTCTTACAAGTACGTACAAAGACTGCAATCATTGAAGATGGTAACGAGTTATCGGCTAGTTTTCATCGTCACGTAGTTAGTCCTACGGATGATTTAACGTCTGAGTCAGACGAAGTAACGGCTATTGCAAACGCAGTATTCACACAAGACATGAAAGACGCTTACACTAGCGCACAGGAGTCAGCAGAATGATTAATATCGTAAACTTAGAACGTACACAGGACGGTGGTGTTGTAGTAGCACACTGGACTGCAACTAAAGTCGATGGTGAACTTGAAGCCAAGAGTTACGGCACAAAATCATTCACGCCTAATCCTGATTCAGATGACTACACAGCCTTTGAAGATTTAACACAAGAGATTGTAGTCGGTTGGTTTACCGAGGAAGAGACTGCACAGATTGAGAGTGTCTTGGACGCAGACTTGGAAGCTCAGAAAGCTCCACAAGTAATCAGTGGGCTACCGTGGTAATATAAACACACTTAAAACCTGAGTGATGGATTTGAAATGATTGTACCTTTACAGCTACCAGTTGGCATATATAAGAATGGCACAGATTATCAAGGCAAGGGTCGATGGTCTGACTCTAACCTTGTTCGGTTTGTTGATAATACTATTCAGCCGATTGGTGGCTGGCGGTCACGCTCGGATACCGCGATAAGCGGTAAGATGCGTGGTATGGTAGGTTGGAAAGACTTATCAGATGACCGATGGATTGCAGGTGGTACCTATAATAAGTTATACGTATACACTAATGGATCCGTGCAAAACGATATCACTCCTACTGGTTTAACTGAGGGTAGAGAAGATGCTACCAACGCTACTGGATTCGGTAATAACGTATTCGGTACGTCTTACTATGGTGTACGTAGACCAGATGGCGATTTTCCAGAGCCAGCTACTACATGGTCAGTAGACACATTTGGTGAGAACTTGTTAGCTTGTTCTAGCGATGACGGCAAGGTGTATCAGTGGGAGCTGGATGTTAACACAGATGCTACCGTGGTGAGCAATGCACCTACAGGTAACACTGGCATTGTAGTAACTGAGGAGCGATTCTTATTCTGCTTAGGTGCTGGTGGTAATACTAAAAAGGTACAATGGGCAGATAGAGAGTCATTAACTGATTGGACTCCACTAGCAACTAACGAAGCTGGTGATATGGAGTTACAGACTCAGGGTGACTTAATGTGCGCTAAACGAGTCCAGAATCAAACTTTACTCTTAACCACTACAGATGCTCATACAGCAACTTATCAGGGCGCTCCGTTCGTCTACGGGTTCGAGAGAGTGGGTTCTAGTTGTGGTATCGTATCTAAGAAAGCGGTAGCGGTTGTAGATGCTGGTGCATTCTGGATGGGTGAGGGTAAATTCTATGCTTACTCTGGTGGTTCAGTAGGTGAGTTACCTTGTGAGGTGGCTGACTATGTATTTACTGATATCAACATTGCTCAAGTGTCTAAGGTATTCGCAGTTACTAATAGTAAGAATACAGAGATATGGTGGTTCTATCCTAGTGGTACGTCATTAGAGTGTGACCGTTATGTATCGTATAACTACATTAATCGCTCATGGGCTGTTGGTATCATGCAAAGAACATCTGGTATTGACTCAGGTGTATTCTCAAGCCCTACTTACGCAGACGATGGTTTATACGAGCATGAGGTAGGCTTTAACTATGACGGTTCTTTACCGTATATCGAGTCAGGTGCTATCGAGTTAGGCAATGGTGATAACGTAGTATCGATTGTATCTATGTATCCTGATGAAAAGACTCAGGGTGATGTAGACGCTACCTTTACGGCTAAGTTCTACCCTAATGGTGATGAGTTCACTATCCCTGCGGTAAGTATGTCAGCTCCTGCGGATATTCGTATCACAGGTAGACAAATTAAAGTTAAATTCACAGCTACACGTAATGCTGATTTTAGAATTGGTAATAATCGGTTAGAGGTGAGACAAGGATCTAAACGATGACTCCTAAGTTATTCGGTGTAGAGGTATCTCAATCAGTACAGGCATGGGCTAATCGTTTATCTAAATACCTAGATGAAGTGCGTAGTGTATTGCAGTTTAAAACAGCAGACTCTAAAGCTACTCAGGACGGGGTTATACTTTATGATCCGATTAATGAATATCCAGTAGTCACAGTAGACGGTAAATTCAGACAAGTAGTGCTATCTGATGGTAAGTTTTCTGGGATAAATACCGCTAACATAACAGCATCATTAGCAAATACAGCCTACACAATAGACTGGAACTCTACTCCAATAGCAGATGGTATCACTGAGTCTAATGGTGTAATCACCTTTCAAGAAGCTGGTGTTTACATGATATCTTTCTCTGCTCAGTTATACAGTAATTCATCATCATCTAAGACATTCTGGTTCTTTCCTAGAGTTAACGGAACTGACGTAACTGGTAGTACGATAAAGGCTGTAATAAGCGAAAACTCTGAAACCAAGGTAATGTCACGCACAGCTTTGTTTACTTTCAACGAAAATGATACAATAGAAGCCATGTGGGCGGTAGATAGTACAGATGCTTGGCTTAACGCGGCTTCATCAGAGTCATTTGCTCCATCAGCGCCATCAGCAACCATAAATATAGTGAGAATATGTCGATAGAAAAGTGGATCAAAGATGCCTTAGAACACTCTAACGGCACTCATAATCTAGAAGATATCTTGCACTCCTTACACACTGGTGAGATGCAGTTGTGGGCTAATAAAAAGGCTTGCGTAGTATCACTTATCCAGCAGTACCCACAGAAGAAAGTATGCTTCATATTCTTAGCTGGTGGTGAACTAGAATCAGTATTAGAAATGCAACCAAGAGTATCAGAGTGGGCTAAGTCTCAGGGTTGTGAATTATTATCAATGGTCGGGCGTAAAGGCTGGGCTAAAGCACTAAATAAAGTTGGCTGGAAGTCTGGTCAAGTTTGCATGACGAGGGTTATATAATGGGTAGTTTATTCGGTGGTAGCACTGAGTCAGAAGTTAAAGTTCCTAAGTGGCTAGAAGAACAAGCCAAGCAGAACTTACAACGAGCGCAGGACGTTGCTAGTATCGGTTACACACCATACTATGGAGCAGAGGTAGCGGCTTTTAATCCTATGCAACAAGCAGGATTCCAGAACACAGCAGATGCTTCACGAGCATTTGGTATGAGCGCTCCAACAGACGCCATGGCTGGTATGCCACAAGCTCAAGACTTTGGTGGCGGTGTGATGGGTTATTCATCTGCACCATTATTTGAAGATGCTATGTCACGCTTTCGTGATGCACGTCCAGCTCAAGCTAATTTGATTGATAGCTTTTTTATCGACCCAGTAGGCGGTAATAGATTATCTAGCGGATTCGGTAGCGTTAATCAAAACGTGCCAAGTGGTGGCGGTATTGGTGCTACTGGCGGTATAACGGAAGATTCTGTATTTAACGCTCCACCACCTCGTGCAGTACCTGACCAGCCAGCGTATACTCAGCCAACTTATGCAGAGCCAGACTATATTCAGCAACAACCAAGTCAGGAAATGCCAGTTGAGCAACAGCAAATTCTATTAGATGAGTTAGCTCAAGCCAATGAGGGATTAACTCCACAAGCGCCTAGCCAGTTCGAGCAGACAGCTAATGTTTTGTATCCTAATGTAACTCAGCCAATCACACCTGAGACAATTGGTGGCATGGACTTTAGCTCACCTTTCGAGGGTAATGTGCCAAATGTTACAGTTGATACACTTAGCCAAGCAGGTCAATTTACGCCTGATTACTACGCTGAAGCTCAAGAGCCGTCAACGATAGACCGTTTAGGTCAAGGTCTTGGTACTTTAGGTCGAAACTTGGTAGACAGCTCTACACTAGGGATATTAACTGATTTTGGCAATGACATGATGCCAAACACTATAACATCTGATAGCTTGTCAGATATGATATTCGGTGAGCAGACTCCATTATCAAATAGCCAGCTAGTTGCCGCTGATGGCGTAAATGTACTAAGTGGTGAGATGAATCAAGGTCTAGACAGTGCTAATCAGTTTTTACAAGACACAAGCCAATACGGTTCACCTAACGTACAAATGCAACCACAGTTTGAGACAATTGTAGTAGATGACCGTCCAGTACTTACAGCACCTACTGACTTTTACCAGACTGGTAGCATGATAGACCAATCAACAGCTTCACAAAGCCCTACTAGAAACTTGTTTGAGATGCTGGATGAGCAACAAACAGCCAAAGATAAGGCGAAAGAATTAGAAGCTAGACGACAGAATATGTTCGGGAGAATGAGATAATGGGTGCAATGCAAGGCGGTATGCCACAGCCAAACATCGGTCAAATGCCACAGACAGGTGCAGGTCAAGCTCCAGCACCAGCTCAACCAGCACAACCTAATGTATTCCAGCAAAGCTCACAGGCTTATACTGATGCACTAGCAGGTACACGAGCAGGCATGACAGCTCAGACTCCAATGATAAGCTATCAGCAAGCTCAAGGTGTAGGTTATAACCCAGCGCAAGGTCGAGCAGTTCAGACTGGTGCTACAGGATATCAAGCGTCTCAAGTTGCAGGGGCTTCACCAGTGACAGCTCAGAGTGTTACAGGTCAAGGTTATGACGCTCAAAGCATTCAAGGCGCATCACCAATCACAGCACAAAACATTAATGCTCAGAATGTAACTGGTCAGGGCTTTGGTGCTTCTACAGTATCAGGTGTTGACCCAGTACGCTCAAGAGATGTAACAGCTAGAGATGCAACAGCAACTGGTATGCAGGGAGCTACAGTAGCAGGTGTTGATCCAATTACCGCACAAAGCGTACAAGGTCAAACTATCGCTGATAGCATGGGTGCATATAAAAACCCATACGAGCAACAAGTAGTAGACGCTTCACTGAAAGACTTGGAGCGTAGCCGTAAGATGCAACAAAACCAACTAGAAGCACAAGCTACACAAGCTAATGCCTTTGGTGGTTCACGTCACGGTATCGCAGAAGCAGAAACTAATCGAGCATTTGCAGAGCAAGCAGGTGACTTAGCATCTCAACTACGTATGCAGGGATTCACTCAACAAGCTCAGTTAGGTGGTCAGGATGCACAAGCACGTCAGCAAGCTATGTTAGCTAACCAGCAAGCAAACTTACAAGCTGGAACAACATCAGCACAACAAGCTATGCAGGCACAATTAGCTAACCAGCAATCAGCCAACCAAGCTAATCAGTTTACGGCTGGCGCACAAAACCAGATGGCACTTGCCAACCAACAAGCTAATTTATCTGCACAACAAGCTAACCAACAGGCTGGCTTACAAGCAGACACAACTACAGCTCAACAACAAATGCAAGCTCAACTTGCTAACCAACAAGCATTACAAGATGCTAGTAAGTTTGGCGCACAAGCTACTAATCAAGCTAACTTAGCTAACCAACAAGCCCAGCTACAAGCACAACAAGCGAATCAGCAAGCAGGTTTACAAGCACAAACTACTACTGGTCAGCAGTCACTACAGGCTCAGATGGCTAATCAACAAGCTCAAAACCAAGCTGGTCAATTTGGCGCACAGGCACAAAACCAAGCGCAATTAGCAAATCAACAAGCTAATCTGCAAGCTGGTACGACCACTGCACAGCAACAGTTACAAGCTCAGTTAGCTAACCAAGGTGCATTGAATCAAGCAGGTCAGTTTGGAGCGCAAGCACAGAACCAAGCAAGTATGGCTAACCAGCAAGCGTTAAATCAAATGGCATTAGCTAATATGCAAGCTCAGAATCAGGCTGGACAGTTTGGTGCAGGTGCTATGAATACAGCTAACCTAGCTAATCAGTCTGCTGGATTACAAGCAAGCCTAGCTAATCAAGGCGTTAGACAGGCTGACATTAATCGTATGATGAGTGGTGCTAGTCAGTTAGGTAGTCTATCTAACTTAGGCTTTGGATTCGGTAATACATTGAATCAGAATCAAATGAGTGCAGGTAATCAGCAACAAGCGTTAATGCAACAGTTAATTAATGCAGGACGTGGACAGTTTGAGGGTTATACTAACTCACCACAGCAATCACTTAACACGTTGATTAGCGCGTTAACTGGCTCTAACCAAGGTCAGCAGACTCAGACTAACAGCCGTAACTTAGGTTTAACTGATGTGGCTACGTCATTAGCGTTAATGGGTTATGGGAGATAAGTAATGTACGATTATCTACAGTACCAGCGAAATAGACAAAAAGAGCTAGACGAGCAAGCGAGAGGTATGAGTCCTTATCGATTCACTGAGACTGCATTGCCACAAGAAATGCAAGATGAGATAATGCGTAGAAATGTGCAACCTCAACCAAGCCCTTTATTACCAACGTCGATGAGTGCGCCTAAAGTACCACAGCAAGTTCCAGCAAAGGTTACAGCTACTGGTTTAGTGCAAAGCTCGAAAGCTAAGATGGATAATATGATGAACGACCAAAAGACCAAAAAGCAAGAGATGGGATTATTCGATAGAATAGGGGGTAAATTCAATGAGATTACTTCTGATCCAAACTTTAGAGATAACTTCATCCTAGCCATGCAAAACCTATCTGTTAATCCTAATCAGCAAATTATGCAGATGGCTCAACAAAATATCCAAGATAGAAAAGCACAGCAAAAGTCTAAGGTTGGAATCAATGCTACAGTGGAATGGCTACGTTCTAACGGTTATGAGCGTGAAGCAGAAATGCTTATGAAAAACCCACAATTAGCAAAGACTATCATGGCTGACGTGTCAGCTAGACGTAAGGGTGAGATTGAAGCGCAAGCCGCTATGCAGAAACAGCAAGCTAAAGGCATGGCAGATGCTAGAATTGCTATACCTAACTCTATGAGAATGGTACAAGAAGCCATGAGAAAGGCTGATGATGTTTTATCTATACCTAATAGTGACTTGGATAGAGTTCTAGGCGGTGTTGATAGCCGATTACCAACTTTCAGTGAAAAATCTGCTAAGATTGAAAATACTCTTGATGGTTTAGAGTCACAAGCATTCGTACAAGCATTTGAATCATTGAAAGGTGCTGGTGCAATCACAGAGAAAGAATCAGAAGCCGCAACAAGAGCTATTGCACAGTTAAACCGTATCATGTCACCTGAGAGCTACAAAGAAGCAGTTAAGGAAGCCAAGCGTGTATTCCAAAGCATCTATGAGTCAGCTTCACAGCGAGCAGGTATTCAACCAGAAAACTTTGTAACGCCTGACCCAGTAGGCGGTGAATTCTCAGGATTTAAAATCAAAGGGGTTAAATAATGATTTATGAAATCGAAGCCCCAGATGGTAAAACGTATGAGATAGAAGTGCCTGATGGTACGAGCAGAGAGGATGCTATTAAGTTCTTGCAGTCTCAGTTAGGCAGTCAAGTAGAATCACAAAAAGCTAGGTCATTTGCTCAAGGTGCTTCATTTGGTTTTGCAGATGAGATTGAAGCTGGTATTCGTTCAGCGTTTGGTGAAGAAGAGTATGCAGATGTGCGTGACAGAATCCGTAAGCAGTTAGCAGACTATTCACGCCAGAATGGCACAGAAGCTCTTGCTATGGAAATCGCAGGTGCATCTATCCCTACACTAGTATCTCAGTTTATCCCAGTATTAGGTCAGTCAGCTACAGCGGCTAATGTATCACGTCTAGCTACTATGGCAGACCGTATGAAGCGAGCATCTAAGATTGGTGCAGTTGAGGGTGCGGTTGCAGGTGCTGGTTACTCAGAGAGTGATGATTTAGGTGGTGTGGTTGGTGATGTTGCTACTGGCGCTGGTCTAGGTGCTACTATTGCTCCAGTTGCTGGTGAAGCCATTTCTAAAGGTATTACTAAACTAGGTGATATCGTATCAGAAGCATCTAAGCGATTCGGTCAGAAAGGTGCTACAGCAGTAGAGCAAGAATTGAGACGTATTGCAGGCGCTACTGGTAAGAATGAGCAAGAGTTAATATCAGACATTATGGATGGTCGTGTCATTAGTGACAATAGAACACTATCAGCAACTATCAGAGCATTATCATCTAAGAGTGATGAAGCTAAAGATGTCTTACAAGAGTCTTATGGCAAGCGTGGTGCAAAAACACTACAGGACTTTAGAGAAGCTAGAGATATGTCTCTAACTGGTAGTACTGAAGCGCCTAATATTAGTGCATTAAGTGACTTTGATGACCAGCAGAAGTTAGTTGGATCACTTTATCGTGAAGCACAGCAGTCACCAGAGTTTGTTAGTGATGAGGTAGGTCAAGTGTTATCAGGTATAGACCGTTTCATGCCATCATTAACTAAAGCAGTTAAACGTAGCAGTGAAGCTATGGGTGAAAAGCCACAAGTAAGCCCGACAGATGCGCTTATGGGAAGAAGCCCACAGCAAGCTCAAGCTACGATGAAGCCGACAATCCAGCAAGCAGAAGATGTGCTTAAAAAGATTAAAGAAGAAATCAACGGATTCTATAAAGGCTCGGTTGATATCGATAATAAGTATGGCTTAACTATTGATGCTTTAGAGAACTTTAAAAATGTTCTAGAGGGTTCTATTGATAAATCATCACCAGCAATGAGAAACGCTAGAGCGCAAGCAAGACAAAGATTCTCAGAGATTGAAGCATTTGATACTGGTCGTAAGATGGCTAGAAAGCCTACTGACGTACAAGAAGAAATGCTAATGGAGTTAGGCAAGCGTAGAGAGTTAAGCCCAGAAGAAATGGCTAGAGCTAGACAGGGTGCATCTGCTTCACTACGTACAAGACAAGGAATGCCTACTGAGTTTTCTGATGTTCGAGCTATTGCTAATGTAGACTCACCACAGTCAAATCTATTAGATTTACTAGGTGCAGAAGATACCAATGCAGTACGTATGAAAGCTCAGTTAGCTGATGATGTTAATGTGATGCGTGGAATCATAGACCCAAGTAAAGGCTCTATTACTCAGTTTGCACAAGAAGCATCTCAGAAGTTTGGTGTTAATGTTAACCCAGCAGAGATACTATCAGCCGTTAATGGTGATGTAGCAGGTTGGTTATCACTAGGTACTAAGGTGGTTAAAGGGTTATTTAAATCTGGATTATCAGAACAACAGTACAAGCAGTTAGCTGAGTTATTAGTTAGTGAAGATCCAACGATTATCAGAAAAGCCTTGCTAGGCAGTGAAGCCAATGAACAAATAGCATTAGAAATTAAGAAAATTGCTAATAAATACGGTATAATCGGTGGAGAAGTAGCAAGAACAGCTACAGCACAGCAGATGGCGCAGGAGTAATTCATGTTAGATAAAGACGATATTCAGAACATAGTCAGCCAAGCAATAGATGACGCAGTTGACTTTGTTGAAAGTGAAATCTCTGAGGACAGAATTAAAGCCCAGCGATATTATGATGGTGAAGTAGACTTAGGTTATGAAGATGGTCGTTCACGCGTAGTAGATACCAAGGTGCGTGATACTATCCGTAACATCAAACCTGCGTTGATGAGAATGTTCTTATCTACAGATCGTCCAGTAGAGTTCATCCCACGCAAGCCACAAGACTCAGCTATGGCAGAGCAAGCGTCACAATATGCTAGTTATAAGTTTAACCAGTGTGATGGCTATACGCTAATCGCTGATGCAGTACACGATGCGCTACTTAAAAAGATTGGTGTAGCTAAAGTCTATTATGAGTACCAAGATAAGTCAGATACTCACGAGTACACAAACTTAAATGAAAATGAGTTTGCTATGCTTGTTAATGACCCAGAAGTGGAAATCGTAGAGCATACAGAAATCAATGAAAACGGATTAATCGAGCATGACGCTAAGATTGTTCGTAAGTATGAAGCTGGTAAACTTAAAATTGAGTCAGTACCGCCAGAGGAGTTCTTTGTTGACCGAAATGCTAAGTCAATAGATGATGCTTATATCCTTATTCATCGCTCAGAGATGCGTGTAGGTGATTTAGTAGCTATGGGCTATGATGAGTCTATCGTATCAGAGTTAAACGGTCTGGATGAGTCTGACACAACCACAGAAGAAGAACGTTACTATCGTAATGGTTACTATGTTGACCGTGATGAAGAAAACGAATCACTAGACCCTAGTATGAAAATGGTTTTAGTGTGTGAGTCTTATATCCGTATGGACGTAGACGGAACAGGCGTACCTACATTGCATAGAGTCATCACTGGTGGCTCAAGCCATACAGTATTAGATTATGAAGAAGTAGATGATAGTCCGTTTGCAATATTCCAAGCAGACCCAGAACCTCATGCTTTCTTTGGTCGTTCCATTGCTGATATCCTAATCAATGAGCAAGATGCAACTACCTCAGTTTTACGTGGTATCTTAGATAACGTAGCATTAACTAACAATCCACAGCGAGAAATCATTGAGGAGTTAGTAAACGTAGATGACGTACTAAATAATGAGATTGGTGCTATTATCCGTGTTAAGCAATCTGGTGCAGTTCGTGACTTACAGACTCCATTTGTTGCTGGTTCGGTTCTACCGTTCATGCAGTATTTAGATCAAAAAGTATCTGATAAAACTGGTATCTCACAAGCGTCACTAGGTCTAGATGCAGATGCACTACAAAATGCTACAGCTACAGCAGTTCAAGCTACCGTACAAGGTGGTGCAGGTCAGATTGAAGTAATTGCACGTAACTTTGCTGAGGGTGGCATGAAGCGCTTATTTTCACTTATCGTTAAGTGTATGATGAAGAATGCTGATGACCAAGAATTTATCCGTTTAAATGGTCAATTCGTACCTATGGATATTCGCACTTGGAAATCTGACATGGACTTAATTGTCAATGTAGGTCTAGGTACTGGTAAAGAGCAGGAGAAGCTCTCAGCGCTACAATCTACATTACAGACACAAATGATGGTATATCAGTCTTATGGCGCTCAGAATGGCGTTGTGGGCGTTACAGAGATACGTAATACCCTAGCTGATATGTTAGCGCTTATGGGTGTTAGAAACTCAGAGCGTTACTATAAGCCTATGACATTCGAGCAAGAGCAAGCAATGATGCAACAAGCTCAACAGATGGCTCAACAGCAACAGCAAGTACAACCAGACCCAGCGGCTATGATGATGGCAGAAGCTGAGATGGCTAAAGCTCAAGCTGATATGCAAGCTAACCAGTTGAAGCAACAGCAAATCCAAGTAGATATGGCTAAACTACAAGCTGATACGCAAGGTAAAGCTAGTAAGCTAGAGTCTGAGGTTGCACTGAACTTAGCCAAGGTTGAGCAAGGTAACATTGAATTAGCACAGAAACAGCAGAAGATTGACATTGAGAAAGATGTTAAAATTGCTGAGATGAGTCTGAAGCTAACCGAGCTAGAACAGAAATTACAAACACAATTAGATAGCGAGATTGAAGCTAACACGTTAGTATTCGACCCTGCTACTGGAGACTTTGTAAATGCCTAGAGTGAATGTTAAGGGTATTGGAATGGTAGATATGCCTGATGGTATGTCACGCGATGAAATGCTTAATATTTTACGAGGTAGATATTCACCTCAAGTTGGAAGTTTAAGGGCTGACCCAGTTGTCGGATCGTTTGCTAATGCAGATTTAACTCCACAAGCCATGCCAGTAGAACAAACATTTGCACAGATGATTGGTGAGGGTGTTGAGAGTGGGTTAAGTGGTTTAGGGTTTAGTGATACTACAGCTAGAAAGATGGGTGGATTATCATCTACAGCTAGTGAGTTCTTGCCACCAGTAGCGTCTGCTCAAGCTGGTAGTGATGCGGTCAATAGTGCTATGCAAGGTGATTATCTGGGTGCATTGGGGAATACTGCGCTAGGTGCGTTAGAAGTTAACCCAGTAGGCGATGCTATTGGTGCAGGTGTTGGTGCTTTAGCATCAGTGGTTCCAGTGGTGGCTAAAAAGTCTAAAGGGTTATTTGATGAAATTGGTCAAAACTTTGTAGACAGAATGGGATTACCAGAAACAAACCAAGACCTATCTACTATGGCTGGTTCTACAGCAACAATAAAAGATATGGTTAAAAACCCTAAGTACTTTGAGTCTGAAAAAGATAAGGCATTCGATATTGTTAATATGTCACCTGACGAATATCTGGATAAGTCAGCAGGTATTTTAGGCATATCTAAAGATGAGCTTGAAGCAAGAATACTTAAAGGCGATAGATTAGAAAGTATGATGGATTTAGCTACTAAGCAAGATGATAAAATCCAGATGCCATACCTTGATTACACTACTGGTGGTCAAGAGGGCAACCATAGAGCAATGGTAGCCAAGCAGTTAGGCGTAGAGCAGATGCCTACTATGGTTATAGATAAGCCTAAGTCACTAATAGATTCTATCGGTGAAACACAGCTAGATTTAAATAAAGTAGATTTTGGAGAAGTTAATGGGCAATTTACCACAAAAGCCACAGAGGGAGCAGTTCAAGACTCTGGAGGACTACGAGGAAGCGCTGGGATTTTGGAACAATCGGTTTGGCAGAGTCCTAGCTATGCGCCAGCGGTACAAAGGGAACAAGGGCAAAAATTAATAGGACTGCCTGATGTTGAGGGTTTTGAGGTACGTAATGATCCAGTAATATCAAGTATAGCTCAAGAATACATGGGTTCACTTGGTGAGCCTTATGTGCCACAGAGCCTATACAAACCTGCTAACCCTGCTAGGGGTAAAGAGATAGCTAGAATGTTTGATGAGATGCCACATAATCCATCAGACCCAGAGGTTCAGAAAGCATATAACGCACTTGCTAATGAAACCCTAGAGCAATACAAATATCTGATAGATAACGGCTACACATTTGACTTTATAGACTTCAATAAGATGGATGATCCGTATCCTAATCCAAGAATGGCTATTGAAGATATTAGAAACAATAAGCATATGTGGATATTCCCTACTGATGATGGTTTTGGATCAGGTGATTTTGACCCAGCAGACAATCCATTACTAGCAGTAACAGACTTTGAAATATCAGGTAAGCCAGCTATGGTTAATGATATCTTTAGAGCGGTTCATGATGTATTTGGTCACGCTAAAGAATCAGCAGGATTTAGGGCTGGTGGAGAAGAAACAGCATGGCGTATGCACAGTGGGATGTACTCACCACTAGCAAGACGAGCATTAACGACTGAAACTAGAGGTCAGAATAGCTGGGTTAACTTTGGTAAGTTCGGAGAGCAAAATAGAACAGCTTCACCAGCAGACACGACTTATGCAGACCAGAAGATAGGGTTATTGCCAGAGTGGGTATCTGAAAGCTATGCTGATAACTACACAGATAAATTTGACGAGATACTGGACAAAGGGCTACTTGATAGGTTGTAATACGGTATTACCACTTAATCAGGAATATAATGACCATACCAGAAGAACTGATACAGGCTTATAAGTCATCAAATTACAAGATAATTGATAGCTTATTGCTTAAAATAGATAGTGATTTAGAGGTCGTTAGTAAGCTACTGCATGATATAGGGGCGATATCAGCTACATTTATCACAGCTTATAATCCATACAGTGT